CTGGAGTAGACCGGCGACCGCAGCCACCAGACCGCCGCCGTTCCGGTGGCGGAATGTTTATTGGCAACTTTGCTGTTACCCGCTTTGAAGTAATCGTACTGCGCCTGATAGTTCTGCTCCGCATCATTGCAATACTGGTGCGTTGCAAAAACCTCATACTCGGACAGCAGGAACAGATAATCCGTGGTAGAGGACACGTTGCTGGCGGTATTGCCGCCGCCCGAATTATCCGTATACTTCGTGCAGGACTTCATCGCCGCCCGCAGGTCAGAGGGAAGTGCAGCCAGCAACGTGTTGGCGGTCGGACTGGTGGGAGAACTTGCGCTACCCAGCACCTTGCTCCGCATCTGACTGCTTCCCCAGCCACCAGAGTTCGTGTTGCTGGTGTTCATCGTGAACGCACCAGACGTAGAAGTCGTGCTGCCGTAGCTGCTATCCACCAGACCAACAAACTTGCCGCTGATCTTACCCAACAGGAAGTGGATACGGTTGCTGCCCTCCTTGCCGGAATTGTGGTTGAAACCGATGATAAAGGCATCAACTTTCAAGCTGGAGATTGTAGTTGCACCCACCTTGCCATTGATGGTTACACTCTTAGTGTCGCCCACAGACCACCAGTTCTTCGCCTTGCCCTCATCGGACACCTTGCGGATAACTTTCCACTCGTTCTTCTCCAGAACGGCGTTGATGTAGGTCAGCGTCAAAGCATAATTCTTGTACTCGGTGGCGGCAACCGTGGCGTTGGTTGAGTCGGTGCCCAGCGTTGCAGTGATGCTCCATGTACCCAGCTCAGGCGGATAGAAAACGACAGTGCCGTTTTCGTCGTTGCCGCTCACAATGGCCGTGAGGGTGGTATCTCCGCAGGAGGCCGTGACCTCGCTGCCCACAGGTGCGGTCAGCGTCAGAACGCAAAAATGTACAGTGGTCGTGTAGCTACCACCGTTCTGCGTCACCTCGATCTCTGCGGTGTCACTGATGGCATCGCCCCTGACCGCCTGAACAGTATAGGTACCCGCCCGCTTGATACGCACCGATGCCACGCCGTCGCTGTCGGCCGCCGCCTTATAGGCTTTGCCCGTACCAGTCATGGTAGCGGTGACGGTCGAGCCGGTGGCCGCCGTTACCGCCAGCGTGGCAGCGAAGTACGGCAGATTGAGCGTATACTGACCGCCCACGACATCGACAGTGACGGTGTCGTCCGTGGTCAGACCGGCCAGTGATGCCGTAACCGTCCACTCGCCCAGCCTGGGCAGCGTGGTGGTGAAGCTGCCACCAGTCGCCGTGCCGGTGATAGTGCTCTGGCCGTCAGTGATGGTCAAGGCGCTGCCCGCAGTCGTAGTGACAGTGAGCTTCGGCAATGTATTGCCCAGCACCTTGTCCAGCGCCTCCTGAATGTTGGATGCAGAAATGCCCAGAGTGTCCTCGTAGGCGATTTCTTTTGCAGTCCCGCCGCCGCTCTGTGCACCGCCAGAACCTGCATTAAAAGGGCCCCATGCCATAAATCAAGCCTCCTCTGCCGCTGATGCGGCTTCAATGATGTGATACTGAGCGGAAATCGCAGCACTCGGAACGGATGCCGCCCGGAGGCGTAAAACACCGGCCATGCTCTCCGTTGATGTGAAATCCGCCGCCCGTGCAACTGCGCTGCTGGACGGGTCAACATCCACTCCCACGCTATCTGCCGCCGTCAGACCATCCACCTTGATGTCGATGTACTTCGTATACCCGGGGACGTTGTTATCGGACTTCCAGCCGGTGACAGGGATGGAGAACGAAACGAATGTTGCCCGGTCTGCTTTCAGTCCGTGCATTTCTTCCAGTGCAGCAGCGGCGGCAGATGCGACTTTGGCGGTAGCATTGCTGGACTGGGATGCAGCGCTGCGGAGCTGATCCAAAGTTGTGAGCGCATTGCTCAAAGAAGTCACCTCCCATAAAAAAATAAGGGGCAGCGGTGAATATTCTCCGCCGCCCCTTTACTCATGAGATCTCAGAGGCTTACTCGCCGTAAATCTCTGCCAGCATCTCGGACACCTCGGCATCGGTAGCCGTATGGTTCGCAATGGCCTTATCGATGGTGGTATTCATGCCGTCCAGCTTGGTCTTATCCGCAGCGGACATCAGGCCAGCCTTGGCAGTGGTCGCCTCGTCATAGGTGGTATCCTGAGCCGGGATGCCAAGGCCGGTGATATCATCCTTGGTCACAGGAGTGGTGGCGGTCACATGGCCCTCTTCATCCACAGTGGTCTTGTACAAACCGCTGGCAGCAGCGGTGTGGGTGGGATGGACATACTTGTTTGCGCCAGCCTCAATGCCGTCCAGCTTATCCTTGAGAGCCGCAGTGAAGTTCTCGTCAGACAGACCCTTGCCCGCTTCTTTCTCCACATAGCCAGACAGGTCAACGAAACCGGCCAGCACATCATACTTGTAGGCATCGCCGACCTTGACCACCACGACATTGGTGCCCTTGGGATATTTGTTGCCCGCACCCTCAACGAAGTTGTTGGTGGTGGTGAAAGCATCGGTCACGTTGTAGACGTTGCCCAGAACATTCTCAGCCAGAGCGGGCAGCGCAGAAAAGACCACAGAGCCAGCGGGCTTATAGACAGCGCTGATCTTGGCGTTGATCTCGTCCTTGGTGTAAGCGTCGGTGATGCCGTATCCACCCAGAGTAGTGGCCTTGTCGGCCTTTGCAGCCAGAACAGCAGCCAGAGCGTCGTCGAGGTCAGACTGGGAAATCTTCGCCTTGTAGGCCAGTGCAGCCAGACCCTTGATGGCAACATCGGTACCAGCCACGGAAATGCTACCGTTCTTGGAGCCGGTGGCAACCAGAATGTCCACCATCTTCTCAGCGATGGCCAGGGCAACGCCGTTCACCTTAACGCCCTCCAAGACGTTGGCCTGTGCGCCGACATCCTCCAGAGCCTTGATGCGCTTGTTCTGGGCCTCGTCAACGGCCTTCTGCTTCAGACCCAGCTCCTTCAGTGCGCCCAGCTTTGCGAGCTTCTCAACATTGTAAGCCATAATAAGTATCCTCCGTAAATTGTTGTTTGGTGTTTATTTGTCGTAGATTTCGGCCAGCATTTCGGATACATCATCCGTAGCTGCCATCTGGTCTTCGGAAACTGTGGCGTGGACAGAAATAACACCGTCTTTGGTCACTTCCACGCCGTCGCCAATTTTCACGCAGCCCAGCCGGTCACGGGTCGCAATTACCAGTTCACCGGTGCCACCTCCTTTCCCGAACAGAGTGACGACTGCCTGAATATCAGCTTCCGGGATGCGCTGAGAGAAAAAGCGAACAATACCGTTCAAAGTCTCGCACCCGTTCAGGACACCCGCCTTGTTCGAAATAGAAAAGCAGCTGGCAGTTGCGGAACCGCTGGGCCAAAGCTCAGGGGTGCAGTCTGCCAACTCTGCATCGTAGGTATACGCATACGGCATTTCACCCTCGCTGTCCGATACGGCTTTCCAGCCGTCCACAGAAAGGGTCAGGTCGTATTTGCCATAGTAGCCGCCGGAGCTGCCGCCACCACCGCCGCCGCTTTCCTTGATAAGCTCTTTGACCCTGTCTTCCGACATGATCTGGCCGGATTCCTCCAGCTCTTTCAGAGCCTTACTGGTGGCTTCGGTGATGATTTTGGCATGGGCATCCGGGGCATCGTTGTGCTGTGAGATCTCCTTCAGCACCATTTCCCGCACCATCCGCATAATTGCTTCAACCTGCGGGTCAACGGTGAGTGAGATATTGGCTTTGGTCGAAACGGCCAGCAACACAGCAATTTGGAATTCATGGTCAGCAGTACCGATGGCCGGGATCTCGATGCCCCGATCGTCCTGCATCAAAAAGAGCAGCGTGTCCTCCGGGTCGTCATTGAGGCGGCCAAACACACCGATCTGGTGCATGAAGTACGGCTTATCTGCACCGCCCGTCCAAATGCTAACTTTGCGGGCTTTTTCACCCTCATATTCCACGGTGTCGATGCCCAGCAGTTTAAGCTCATAGGTATCACCGCTGACTGCCGTTTCCTCGGACAAGTCGGTGTCAACGGTGCCCGTGCCGCTTACAGCACGGGTGATGGTGAGCGCACCGCCCGAAATGGACTCGGACAACATCGCAGCACCGGCGCTGGTATATGCATATTTTTCCCAGCTCATAACGATTTCCCTCCTAACTTGATGGTGACGGTTTCATAGGTCTGCGCAGGTCTGCCAGATGCAAGCGCCTGTGCAGACACAGCCTTGGCGTGGATAGTTCCGGGCAGCGCAATGGTCGTTTTCATCCGAGTTGTGCTGACCGCACCAGCGGCGCAGGCGTGTGCGCTGACTGCCCGCGGCTCGATAACACCCGGCATAAGAACCGTGTAGGACATCGTTGTGGCGCAGGGAATCGCTGCAACATAGCACGCTTTCGGCTCCGTTTCCGTGTAGTAAATGACGCTGTCCAAATGCGACCGAAGATTTTTGTAGCAGATGATTTTTTGCAAAACCTGCTGATGTTTGGCCTCATTGATTGCAGCGAAATCAACCGTGATACGGAGTTTGAAGTGGTACGGATCGCCGCCGTACTCAAACCACTCCAAAACTTTGGGATTGGGATAAATCGCAGAAATGGCTCTTTCAACAGCCGCTTTTGTGCCACGGTGCCGGTGAACATAGAAGCTGTCCTTGATGGTTTTTCTTTTTTCCTCAAGGGTGTAGGATCTATCGTACCAGTCCACGGCGAAGTCACGAGCCAGAATGTCAAGCAGCCATTCGGGCAGTTCGTCGATGCGGGTATAAATCCGCAGGGAGTCGATTTCATCCTGCCGGGATTCCATCACCTTGGCTATGGCCTGTCCCAGAGCCACCGTCTTAGGGTCTTTTTGGAGCGCAATCGGAAACTGCTGCATCATGTTGTCAGCAGTCAGGCCGTGGTTACTCATCCTCATACCCTCCGCTCTTTATCGTCACCGTGCCCAACTTTGCCACTTGCGGAACCTTGTCGTTGCGGTCAAGGGATGGCGCACCGTCTTCCAGCGGAGTAAAGGCGGGCTGTTTGAGGTCTACACGTTTGATGCCGGCCGAAAGAAGCAGATACCGCAGCCTGTCAGGGTTGATGTCCCTGCCCATCTTGCCGGACTGCCAGCGGATGTACCGCTGCACAGCCTCATTCACGCCGGACTGAGCTTCACTTGCGGAAATGCTTCCGTCACGGGTCAGGTAATAGGTCAGGTCGATATCATAGGGCACTTCTTCCGGGTCGCCGGAGATCACATAGTCCGTCAGCGGCCGGATTTCATCCGGTGAGCAGGCCGCAACCATGGCACGCTTGGTTTCTTCGCCAGCCACGCTGCCATCGTTCATGACGGCATACAGGCAAACCGTGCCAGGGCTGGGCGAATTTGCAACGACATCTGCGATTTCCGTGGAAACCCTCTTTGCAAAGTATTTGTAGGCACCGATTGGGCCAGCATCAGACCATGCACTCTGACTGTCACGCATCAGCTCATAAAATTCCTCGTCGTCCGGGGCATCAGAACCGTTTGCGCTGACCGTGATATTGGAGCAGCCGGAGTAGTAGTCGTAGATGTCAACAGCGGTGTGGATGTCCCCCACAGCATAATCATTGCCAGCCGTGCCCACGGTCTGGCAGGTCACCTGAACATCCGTGTATGTTGCGCCGATGGGAACGTACTCGTCTGCGGAGGTTTCCCAGTACAGGGCTGCATTGTCGTCTGTGACACGGGTGCCGGCCGGAATCAGCACCGCCGTCTGGCGGGGCTCGCTGATGTAAAAGCGCATGGTGCAGGTCGCCGCCGTAGGCTTGGGGCGCTCCTGCAAATAGAACAGCTCGGCCAGGCCATCCAGATACTCGCCCTCTGCGCTGCTGGGCAAGTTTTGGCAGCCTGTCCAGTTATTCTGGGCACGCTCGTACATGATGGCATCTTCGACCCACGAAATGAAAAGCCGTTCCGGGCTACCGGGCATCACAGTTTTGCCAAAGAACTGCTCATATCCTGCGACAAGCAGCCTGTCCAGCTCATCCATGTCCGTAGACACGAACTCGTAGGTTTTACGCACTGATGCTCACCTCCACGACGGGCAGCATCCGCCCGGGAGTGTCCGGGGCTTCCTTGAAAGTAGTCCCCATGTAGGTGGCACGAGGTTCAAACCGCTCGATGGCCTCCTTGATGGCAGCGCAGAGCATAGGCTGCGCCACATTTTCCGGCCGGTCGAGAATGTTCGCAATATCAATGCCAAATTCCCGGTAGCAAGGCACTGTGCCTTTCGGTGTAGACAGGATGACGGCGATGTTCTGCAGAACGCTGGTCACGGTATCCTGCTCCCCAAGGGAAATGGTGGTCAGGTCGTTTGCCGATACCAAGTAGTTGCTCACAAAAATCACCTCATTCTCTCTGATATTCCAACAAAGAAACGCTTGCGGTAATCCATGTCGGTGTACCGAAAGCGTCTGTGTGCAGGGTCTTGAATTTTACAGATTTGATAACCCACCGATAGCTGCCATAGACCACATTGCCGAGAACGAACGGCAGCGTTGTCCCATTGAGGACGCATTCTTGCAGTCGTTCCCGCTCTTTGGTTGGATTCACGCCGAGGTATGCGGCCAGTTCAATGTCAAACGTAATTGTTTGAGCATCGGTGCCTGTAAACTCGGTCAGGGCCGGGCCTCCGGCGCGCTGGTGGGTAGTATATCTGGCAGATACATTTTGCACCATGTTCTTGATGGTCTCGACATGGCTATCGAACACGGCAAAACTGATGTCTCCGAGGCAACCGACAATCACGGATAAATCCCTCCCAGCACGAAGCCATCAGCATTGAAGCACGGGAGGTACAAGCAGACCACCGTATCATCAATGGCCGGCAGCCACCACACCACATGGGACTTGTGCTGATGGTTTGTGGAGTTATCCGCCCCGATGACCTTTTCTTCCTCATCCCAAATCTGGCGTGAGCCATCCATGGTCGTTTTGATCTCAAGGTTGTAGGGGCTGGGGTGGATATACTGGTGATTGTGTTCGCCGGCTGACTCCGTATAGACAATGGCTTTGTAGTGCTGCATCACCGGGAGCCAGCCGGACGTGATGCCGGTGTCCTCAAATTTGCAGCGGACAAGGCGCTTTTCTTTGTTCACATCGGTGACTTTACCGAGGCGAACGTCAACAGCGGTGTTCATCAGTACCCTCCTAAAACATGACGGCCGGAAACCTGCGTGGTGTACCCGCCAGAGCCGGTCACGGTATGCTTGGCCTGCTTCACGATGTACTTTCCATCCCACGGCCCGAAGCTCTTGGTTTCAAACGTCAGGCCTGCAACCTTGCCCGGGTCGCCGTGGTAGGTAAAGCCAACCTGACGCTCAAACTTGTTGTGCAACCGGAGCTTTTTGGCAGCCAGTTCTTTGGCCTCGGTCTTGCTCGTGACCGGGGCATAAACTTCCAGCTGCTGGTTGGTTTTGCTCTTGGCATCGTAGTCCTTGACGTAGGCGATACCCTCAATGGGCTTGCCGTTCGGCCCAACATAGGACACCCGGCAGGACGCATACTGCGTTCCGGCCTGGCCGAGCGTGTGGCTCCACTTGATATAGCTTTTGTCGTCTTTGGTGACAGTCCATGCAGAATCTTTTCCCTCGTATTCTTTCTGGTCGAAGATAACGAGTTTGCCGTCTGTGCATTTCAGCGACAAGCCGGCATCATGGCACAACTGCGACAGGAAGTCGATGTCAGAGCAGCGGTACTGCTCCACACGCTTATACTCAGGATCCTTTTTCGCAAGGAACTGGGACTTCATACCGTTCTTCTTCGCCATTTCATTGGCGATGCCGGATAACTTGTACTTTTCCCAGCCCTTGCTCTGCTTGGTCTGCCGGATCTGGCTGGTATAGGGCAGCCCCGTGGCCTTTATGGTGATAATGTCGGGCGGGCCGGATGCGTTTATGCTATCCAGCTCAAACTCCCCGCAGTCCAGCGCCTCATCCTTTCCGTCAGAGTGCCAGTTACAGGCCGTGATGGTAGCCCGGATTTTCAGGCCACCTTCACTGCTGCCGGAAGAACTGCCGCCAGATTTACCGGAGATCTCGCTGGCATCGACCCAGCCATAGACCCGGGACGTTCCGTCCGTGTGAATAACATGGTACGGGTGCAGCGCGCCCTGCTTGATGATGGTGATCTTGGCCGGGCCAGCCTTTGGTGTTCCGTTTGCCTTTTTGTCGGTAGATGCCTTGTAGTGTGGACCGCCAAGGAACTGCACCACGTCACCAACCTTGTAGCCATCAGAAGATGCGGCCGACACATCGCCGTCCAGCATCTTCTGGAGCCAGTCGGTCATCCAAACGCCCTCCCGGTCTTGGAGTTTGATCTGCAGGTCGTCACTGGCATCTTCCTCATTATCGGTAAATGTCAGCGACAGCAGGTAGGGCTTGATGCTGCTGGTGATGTCCACGCCGTCAAACTCCACAGTACACTCGGCATGGCGGGCGGTATTTTCGTCGCTCATGTGACCACCTTCTTCCACGGGGGCAAGGTAGAGCTGGTTTGTGTCTCGGTATCCGGGAGCGTCAGAACGATTCCGGCCGGGAACACAAAATAGCCCAAGTGCTGCGGATTAGCAGCCATCAGGTTTGGAGCATAGGCGCAACTGCCGAGCTGCTTATAGGCCACGCTGTCCCAGCGGTCGCCTTGCACAGTCGTATAGGTTTTACTCATGCATACCTCCCTCTGAAATCATCGTCCTCTGCATCTTTCACGATTTCGAGGACAAGTTCTCTCAGGCTGTCATTCTGGGCATTCAGGACGTTTTGCAGCTCGGCAGTATCAGATATACCTGAGATATGGTAAACCGGCGAGAGCGATATAGGAACCGTGCTGCGTGCTGAGGAGGAGCCGTTGCTCTCTGGCAGCTCAGCGCTCATGGGGGTAACGCTTGCGCTCTCCATCTCCCGTCTGGTTTCCGAGGCCGTCAGAACAGATTCCCCGCCGTTGAAGTAGACCAGCTCCGGGCCATGCTCACCAACGAGGGCAAAGCCGGGAGCCGCATCTTCCGTACCAACAGCATATCCGGGGATTCCGTGGTTGACATTGTAGCGCTCGTTGGAGCCTGCCAGCGCAGTAGAGGCCGCCGAGGCGATTTTGGCATAGGCTTCCTGCACACGGGGCATCATGCTGGATGCGCCATCGATGAAGCCCTGAATCGTCTCCTTGGCGCTTTTCGTGGCCTCGTCGCTCATGTCCATTTCCGATACGGTATCGGCTACGGTCTTGGCGATTTCGTCCATAGAATTGCTCATGCCGGTCTTGAGGTCGGCGATAGATTCGCTGGTGGTATCCTGCGCTTCTTTCAGTGCAGCATAGTTCTCAACCATTTTGGCGAGATCAGCATCCGAGGCCGAAGCCATACCGGCAATCGCATTGACGGATTCCTTGCTGCCATCCGCAAAACTGGCGATAATTTCACTCAGACCGTCGATGTCAGCCGCCCGTTCGTTCAGCTTTTCGAGGTTCTGGTTGTAGTTGTCCCAGTAGGTGATCTGGCTTTGCAGTGCATTGTTGATGGATGCAGCGGAGGTCGAAACGACCTTTTCCGCAGAATCCCACAACGCATACTGGCCGCTGATGCTGCCGTAGGCTTCATCATAGGCATCCTTGTAGGCTGCAATGATGTCCTGAATCCGAAGCTCTGCATCAGAGATGGCATTCGCCACATTCTGCTGCTGCGCTGCAACATCGTCTGCGCTGTCGGCGGCGGACTGCTGCGAAGCATTCAGGGCATCGACTGCGGCGCTGGCCTCCTGATACTCGGCCTCGGCGGCATTGATAGCCTCCTGATCCTGTTCTACGGCGGCGGTGTAGTTCTCGACCTCCCGCCGGGCAGTGACAAGGTCATCCGAGTACCCCATATACTCAGTGCGCAGTTGCTGCACATCCTCGCTCATGGTGCGCCACGGCAGATCTTCCACCGTGCCGTAGGTGAGCTTGAACTGCTCATCCGTCAGGCCGAGGGTGGTCAGCAGCTTATCGTAGGCAGCAGACATGCCGGCATTGGATTTTTCCACCTTTGCCTGCGCGGTCGCCAGCTTGGTTTCGTTCTCAGCACTCTCAACCAGCACATTGTTGTACTGGTCATAAAGGGTGTTCAGGTATTCCTGCCGGGCCTGTGCCTTGGCATCCGCCACATAGGCATCCGTGTGCTGGCGCAGCGCTGCGGTGCCGCCCTTGATGGAATTGGTCTCAAGGTCAATATCATCTGCAAGACTGGGCACCAGAACAGACAGCCGGGCCAGCGTGTCGTGGTATTCGGCATTTCCGTCCGTGTTCCCATTTGTGGCGGCCTCGATGGCCTCCAACTTGCTGATGTACTGGTCCGCAACGCTGGCGGTCGCTGCCATGTTGGACAGGGTGGAATCGTAGCTTGCGCTCGCTTCTTCCATGCTGTCGCCCATGTCACGAGCGGCGCTGGTCAGCTCCTTTACAGAGGGCACCGTCGCATCGGCAGATGTTGCCAGTGCCGTGACGAGCGTAACCGTTCCTGCAATCGCCACAGATGCAAGCGTCAGCGGGCCAGCAAGTCCCGCCAGAGAGCCAGTGAACAGAGTTGCCGCCGCATGAGCTAGTTTTATGCCAGCTGAAACCGCAGTCAGCGTGCCGACCAGGCCGCCCAACGTGACGGTTCCTGCCGCAATTCCCTTGACCACACCGGGATTTTCCTCTACAAATCCCTGCATCCAGCCCAGGACTTCCGCGCCGACATCGTACAAATCCGACATCACCGGAGTCAAATCCTCACCGATGGCGATTTTCAGGCCGTCTGCTGCGGACTGCATCAGCGTCAGTCTGCCGTTCATGTTGTCGAGCATGGTGCCTGCCATTTTATCGGCAGATCCGGCGCAGTCGTTCAGAGCTGCGGTGTAGTCCGCAAAAGACTGCCCGCCCTCGGCTGCGGCCTCGCTGCACCCGGCCATGATGGTTTGCAGTTTGGAATACTGGTTCGTGCCGGCAATGACCTTTGCAAGGTTGGCTTGCTCTTGGTCGGTCAGGGTGTCCCAGATACCGGCCATGCCTGTGAGGATGCTGGACAGGCTCTGCATATTGCCGTGCGCATCATAAATCTGCACACCGTATTCTGCAAGGGTGTCCCCGCACTCTTTCGTGTTGGTTGCAAGGCGGGTGAAGATGGCGTTCAGGGCCGTGCCAGCCTCGCCGCCCTTGACACCGGCGTTGGCCATGGTAGCCAGCACAGCGGTGGTTTCCTCGACCGAGTAGCCGAGGGATGTAGCGGTAGCTGCACACGCCTTGTAAGCCTCACCCAACTGGATGACATTCGTGTTGGAGTTGGCCATGGCGTAGGCCATTACGTCCACAAAGTGCGTGGTGTCGGAGGCCTTCAGGCCAAAGGCCGTCAGGTAGTCGGTGACAATATCGGATGCCTGCGCCAGATCCATGTTGGCAGCAGCAGCCAGATTCAGCACCGGGCTGATGCCGTCCAGCATAGACTGGGTGTCCCAGCCTGCCAAAGCCATGTAGGACAGGGCATCAGCCGATTCACCAGCGGTGAATTTGGTGGTCGCGCCCATCTCCTTGGCCTTGTCGGACAGAGCCGTCAGCTCCTCACCGGTAGCACCAGAGAGGGCCTCGACATTGCTCATGGATGCTTCAAAATCACCTGCGGTGTTGACGCAGTCCATGTAGGCATCCCGGATTTCTCCGAGGGCCTTTGAAATGCCGACCGTGGCCAGCGTGGCCTCGACCGTCTCAAGCGCCTCGACCGATTTTTCACCGAATCCCTTTGCGCCCTCACCGGCCTCGTCCATCGTTTTCTTGAGGTCAACCTGCTTATCCTTGAGCTTATCGACCTCAGTTTCCAGCCGGACGCTTTCCGCCGTCAGCTGCGTGGTATCCACGCCAGCTTCGTGCAGAGCGTTCCCGGTGGCAGCCAAACGCTGCTCATAAGTGTTCAGGGAGGCCGTGGTCTTGTCGATCTGCGCCTGTTTGGAAAGCAGCTTGTTTTCCAACGCAGAGGAATAACCCTCGGTCTCCTGAATCTCTTTCTGGATGTTGTCGTACTGCTGCTGCAAAACAGAAAGCCGCTGACGGGTTGCGTCAACGGCCTGTTGCTGCTTCTGGTACGCCGAAATGTCGGATTGTACTTTGTTCAACTGCTGAATCTTTCCCTGCGTTTCCACAAGGGCAGACTGAGCAGCCTTGAATGTACTGGAAAAGCTGCTGTTCTGTTTGGCGGACAGGTTGAACAGCAGCTCCCACTCTTTACGAGCCACTACTTACCGTCCTTTCTCGCTCTCTGGCGCTCGGCAATGAGGTCATTGCTGCTGCGGATCCATTGCCGGAACTGATACAGGGGCATTTCCAGCCAGTAGGGCGCAGGCGTACAGTTGACCTGTGCCATTGCAAGCACCTGTCGCCGCAGCCACACGCCGCCATCACCGGTTACAAGTCCGACCTCAGCAAAAAATTTCTCGCTTTGGTGCGGATGGTGTTGTAGTCCCGGATGCTCATAGCACCAATGACATCAACACCGATAGGCTCGGTACACGCCCGGCAGGCCATGCGGATAAGGTAGCCCGCACTCATCGAGGGGATGATAACCGGCTGATTCAGAGCCGTAAGCTCTGCCTCGATGGCGATGGAGTCATTGCCGGTCAGCTTGCCCCAGTTGAACGTGAGGGATTCGTAGTGCTTGCCCTCATAGTCAAGGGGCTTCTGGAGCTTGTGAGTGTAGGTATACGGGTCAGCAGCGGCAGCAGCCTTTGCAGCGGCAGCCTGAGCTGCATCAAATTCTTTCGGGTCAATGACGGCGTTCATGCTGGATAGCTCCTTTCACGCTCAAAAAATAGGACGGGACTGCAAAATGCAGCTCCGGCGAAACGGTATATGCGGATTACTTGCCCAGGGCCGCACGGACACCGGCCAGATAATCCACACCGTTGATGTAGCAGATGAAGTTGAGGGGGTCCAGTTCACGCACCTTCTTACCGTTGATGTACGTTGCCCAGTAGCGGACAGCGTATTCACCGGAGCCAGAGGTGGGCGTTGCGGGGGCAATGGTGCCGCCCTTGGTCGATTTGGGCACGACCACGAAAATATGCTTTTCCTTCCGTGCCTCGACCGTGCCCGCAACAGGATCCTCATACTGGTTCGCCACACGCAGGTCAATGCTGTGGCGGCGCAGCTCCGACAGCTGGACGGACTGCGGCGTGGTGGTGCGGAATTCCAGACCAAGGGTCATAGCCTCCAAATGGCCCAGAATGACCGCTTCGACGTTACCACCGACACCAGCGCCCGAAATGCTCTGCGTCAGAAAGGTAACATCAGGCAGGGTAACTTTCGACATACCCAGATACTCCACGCTGTCCTCATAGACCGCGAAGTTGATAACGCTCTGATCGATTGCCATTGTAGTGCCTCCTTTTTAGGACTGGAGTGCGCTGGTCACATAGTCAGCGTCATATTCCAGCACAAAATCAATCTCCTGCGCCGGAGAGGGCGGGGTCATGTAGACGTGCAGCTTGATTTTGCCCGCCATCAGGCTGGTCAGCGGGTTCTCGTTTTCCAGCATTTCCACACGGGCACCCAGCAGATAGCCTGCGCCCACCAGACCGTTCAGCCAGATGTTGGCGCTATCCAGAATAGTGTCGATGAGACGACGGTTCATCGGCTTGTCGAGCTTGCTCCAGAACGTCTTGATGAGGGTGTTGGAGACGTAGTCGAACATACGGCTGAGCGGGATGAAGTAGTCCTTCACATCCGTGGACTTTGGGTAGCACGCAGTATGGTTGCCCCAAGCGGTCCAGCCGCCCATGAAGTTCAGGAAGGTGCAGATGCCTGCAGCATCAACAACAAGGGCCTGATTATAGGTCAGGTTGATGGTGTTGCCATCGTCGTCGCACAGGCCGTCGATGTGAACGGTCTTGTTGGAGGGGCTTTCATAGGGAATGCCCTCGTTGCCGGTATCGGTTTCTGCAAGGCAGCCCGCCTCGACGGTGGAGCCGTGGAAACGCAGATCACCGAGGGTGCCGTTGGGCCAGCACAGGATGGTCTTTTCGGTATAGGTGCCGCTGTTTTTCGCCTGAACCGCAGCGGTATAGGTCTTTGCGGAAATGTCCACCAGAGCCTTGCCGGTAAACATGCCGTTGATGGAGCCAGCCTTTGCGTCCATAACAGCTGCAACGGTGGCATCCTGGGAGAAGCCGGGAGCCATAATCAGGTCGGGCACAATGCCGAACATGGTCAAGCACAGCTCAATCTGCTCAACAGCGGCGGACACATCGGAAGCCTCGGCGGTCTCGCCAACGGGCAGGAAAATGACCGGCTGGCAGGCGCACAGCTTGAAGTGGTAGTACATCACCTCACAGACGGTGTACTTGGCCCAGTCGTCGTCATAACCCAGCTGTTCCTTTGCCTCATCATAGCTGGTGCAGAGCACCGGGAGGCCAGCGGTCGCAGCAGTACCGGTCGCCTTAGACAGCGGTGCGGTGCCAATGACAAAGGGGATGCCGCAGGTTGCGGTGTTCGGTGTCGCCACGGCGGTATCGGCGCGGCTGACATTGATACCATGATCTGCCATAGTATGTATTCCTCCTTACTTGGATTTGGCGAGCATCCGTGCAAATGCAAGGACGGCCTCGCCGCGTGCTTTTGCCTTTTCAGGCGTGGTATGCAGCTCGTCCACATTGATGATGAAGTCTGCCACACCGGGATATTTCTCGGTGGCAATCTTCACATCATCACGCTCTACAGCCTCCGCAGCAGCGCAGGGGTAAATCGTGTTTTTCTGGATGTAGCCCAGAATGGACGGGCCGACGTAAATAGAAACGCCGGGCTTGCTCTGTGCAGGCTCGGCGCTCACGGTGTTTTCGGCGTTCTGTTCCGCCGCGGTCTTTTTCACCGCCATAATTCAATGTCCTCCGTTTGCTGCACGGTCGGCAGCTTCCAGTAGGTGATCATTTCTCCGGCATAGTAGGGCTTCGATTCCTCGTCATAAGGAATGCTTTCCAACTTGTGGTCGGGAGAAATGTCGAGAGTAAACTGATACCGATGCCTTCCATCGGTGCCAGTGCCGCCTACCTTGCGGACTTTGAGCAATTCCACACGAAACCGCTCCATCATGTTCAAGAGAGCAAGGTCGCCCTCCTGTTCATCCGGGTTGTAGCAGCAAAAGATAGAGCGCACAGAAACCACCGTTCGCTCCTCGCTGCCGGGCTGCTGCTCCGTTGCCAGCGGGATGACCCGATGGATGATGTACGGGGCTTTCTTCTTTGCAGAACGGCTGTCGGGCAGCCGCATCAGATAGACTTCCGGGGCGCGGTAGGCCTGTTCGGTATCGCCCTGCTGCATAGCCACCGGAAGAATCATGTCGGACATGATTTTTTCGGTGAATGCTTTCAGCTGTTCAAGCAAAACCACACTGGTCATATCACACACCCCATCCATTCAAAACTCGTGTAATCTCGTGCTCAATGCGTTCCTCGTAGGTAGAGGCCATTTTCGCCTCGATGGAGTCCATGACATTCTCGTTGGAGTACATCATCTGCGGGGTGGCAGGACCAAACAATTCCTTGACCGGGAACCGTTTTTCTCCCTGCCTCTCATAGATGCCATAGTGAGAGTCCATCTTCGCCTCAAAAGCGCGGTCCAGCGCCTGTCTTGCACCGGACTTCTTCACGCGAGTTACTACGCGGCCGCTGCGGTCCACCTTGGTGTCGAAAACTCTAAGAGGGATAACGCTGCCGCGGTAGCCGAAGTTGATGGAAACCTCACCATTGCTGCCCCGCTGGATGTTGTTGATATTCTTTGTGCGGTTGGAAAATTCGCTGCTGCTGATGGCATACTCCTGCGTGACTGCCCGCTTCGCCACCGTTTTTCCGGCGGCAGCGGCGCGAGCCAGCGCAGATCCTACAGCACGATTGGCACCTCCGGGAATCCCGGCGAGGAGAGCAGACACCCGGTCAAATCCTTCCTCTGCAATGTCAACGGTGATGCCAGCAGCTACGCTGTGCATCATGGTGTCCGTTGTCACATCACTCATTCGTCAATCGCCTCCAGTTCCACCCGCAGCATCCCCATCTCGCAGACAGAGGATGCCACATAGTAGTTTCGGACGAATCCATCCTCGTCAATGCCCAGCTTGCAATCCTTCTCAGGCTGCTTTCCACCGAGGGCTGCAATATTGCAGTGCAGCACCCGGCTTACCCGGTATATGCCCTCTGCATGGTCACTGATGCTCTGACGCACCCGCTCCTTTTCGGAGAGGCCGGTCATGACAATGGGAATATCCGAATACTCCTCACCGTCATAGTAGACCGTGTGCGTTTCTGCGAACTCGTCCAGATTCAGAAAGACGCTGTTCAGGTCTTCCTGCACAGCGTCCTTGAAGCCGCTCATGCGGTGGGCATCGCAGCAGACAGCTCCGGGGCCTCGGTGCTCTCGTCACCGGGAACAACGTCCTCGGCGCAGATAGCCTCGACGAGTTCATCCTTGGTCTTGAGCTGCTTGGTTTCGATGCCCATATCCGCAGCCAATTTCTTCAGCTCGGCTACGGTCATGCTCTGCAGCTGGTCGGGGTCGAGGTGTGCCGCCTCAGAGCCGTTCTGCGAGGCTTCGGCTGCGGGAGTGTCGTTACCTTCCGCAGTTGCCGGAACGTCCGCAGGGGCGGTTTCCGGGGCAGTGGGCGCAGAAAACGCGCATTTCGCCACACCCAGCCCGATAAGGCGGGCTGCTTCGGCATCGCTGACCTCACACCGCTCGCCATGCGCAACAGTGTGAACACCAGTCTTGGTGGGGCAGCCGTAGCCACCGCAAAGAATTTCAACAATCATCGGTGTACTCCTTTCAGGTCAGACTTAGCCGACCATGTTCTTGGCGCGAATCCACGGAATGTAGTTCTTGGGTGCAGCCAGAGGACGAGACTTCAGGGCGGTCTTGCGAGTGTCGTTTTCCTGATCGATGCTGAACTTCGGAACACGGCGGCCAGAAATGGTGGACTGGATGGTGTCGCCGTAGTTGATCTGAGTGATAGCACCATACATCAGATGGCCGCAGCCGGGAGCCGTAATCACGGCATCGGTCTTGGGGAAGTAACTCTGCTCCTTGTCGGTGGAATCCACATAGGTTTCATCAACAGAAATCAGATTCAACTTGTAGCCGCGGAAGTTGAGGGTGCCACCGTAGACAACGCCGTCGTATGCGCTCAGCTGCTGCTCAATCTGGCCGATGATGATGCCGGAATTCTTATCCAGCAGACGCTGAACCTTTTCGAGATTCATCACTGCGTCATAAACATCAGCACCCAGCAGCAGGTCGGCAGCGCGCAGACCACGCTTGGACAGCAGCCGGCACATAGCCGGAACGTCGCCAAAGAAATTGCCACCTTCCTCGTTCCACTTGTGGGCGGCAGTGTAGATGTGGTCGTTCTCGTGGCCGGGATTGTAGAAATTCACGACCTTTGCCTCGCCCTTGGTCACGTTGTCGAGCATCTCCTGCATGACGCATCCGTTGTCCAGCATGGTCTGTGCGCACATCCACTCCTCGGTGCGGATGATACGGCCATCCATGTCAGCCAGATCGTTCTGGACCAGTTTTGCGGCACGCTGGGCAGGGGTGCTGTTGGCATAGATGGCCTCGCCGAAGCCACGCTTCGTCAGGTCATCAGAGGTCAGAGGACGGCTCACACCGATGGACGCAGGCTCAAACTCGTGGATCTCGTAGCCCATGCGCTCCATCGGGATTGCGCCGACACGAGGCGACACAAAGGCTGCCATCTTGCGGTCGCCGTCCATGTACTCGGTCAGCACCTTGTTGGAGCTGAAGATGTCGCCCTCCTCCGTGGGAAAGTAGCGGTCACGGAAAAAAGTCTGCTTGGGCACAATGCGCTTCTGCACGGCCATCAGGGTATAGGTGTCAAAAAAATTCAGTTCAGCAGGCATTGTTATATCCTCCTCACAGTGCGGGTGCAGCGGCCTTGAAGACGATGCCACCGTTGCGCAGGGCATCCTTGTCGGCCTCGGTCATAGTGTAGCTGTCGGCCACGGTAACCTTGTTGGAGTTGAAGCAGCCCATCAGGTACACCGGGGCGGTCACATCGTCAGCAGTGCCAACGTCCACATCATCACACAGGATGCAGTAAGCGGTAAGCACCTCATTACTGGCAGCAGCGGTGCCCAGCACGACCAGCTTGTTATCGCCAGCAGTGCCGCCAGACTTTGCCAGAATGGTGCCGCGCTTGATGGTATCGGCCTTGGACAGCTTGCGGATGGTGCCGCCGCTGACAACCAGCTTGGGGTTGATGTCGGCAATCAGGCCATCAAATTCCATGGTGCCGAGAGATTTGCTCAGTTCGCTCATAGTAGTGTTCCTCCTCACTTCTTGTCGTCATCGAGCAGTTCGGCGACGGCTGCTTCGGCAGCAGCCATGCGCTCAGCCTGCGTCTTGGGCACATTGCCATTTGCATCGGGCAGAGATTCCGGGCTGCCAGATGCAGACGCGCCCGGAACAGCCTCCACGTTCTGTGCACCAGATGCGGCGTTGTCCGCTGCCAGATTCTTCAGAAACTCGTGACCCTGCGCAGCAGCAGCCTTGGCGGCGCGGAATGCCAGCTCGCGAGCATCGCAAGCGGTCTCGCCGTACTTAGCCTCCTGCACCAGAGCGGGGTCAAACAGGCTTGCCACCGAATCGATTTCGGCCAGACGGTTGCGCTCCGCGCTCACGGCTGCGTCAACTGCGGCCTGCGGGTTTTCTGCTGCGGGGGTTGCAGGGGTGGGATTTGCATTGTTTGCCATAGTGGATTGTCCTCCTTCGTTGGACTGGGCGGCGGGTGCCGCCGGTGTATTTGCAGCAGCGGCAGCAGGTGCAGCCGCTTTAGCCATAGGAATGTTGTCTGGCAACTTTACGCCAGGCATCAGGCGCAGGGCGTGACCATTTGCGTAGATGGTCTGACGGTCTGCGCTTGCGGAGATTGCAACAGGTTCAGCATCATCCAGCAGTTCGTCGGCAAAGCCCTTTTCTACGGCCTCTTTGCCTGTCATATAGGTAGTGTCGGCCATCATGTGCAACAGCACAGTTTCAGACATCCCAGTCTTGCGCTTGTAGATGCTGACCTGCGACTTGTCCCACGCATCGTTGGCATCGGCAGCCTTGCGCAGTTCATCTGCGTTGTATGCGCCAAGAACAAAACTCCAGCATTTGTGAATCATCACGAGGCTGGACGGATTTACGCGGACGGTATCGCAGGCGCACATGATAAGGCTGCCGCCACTCATTGCCACACCGTCCACGATACAGACCAGCTTGGTGCCTTTGGCCGCCAGCTCCCGGAGCCGATTGTGAATCAGGATGGAAACGCCTGCATCGCCGCCCAAACTGTCCATGCGGATGGTGATTTGTGAACACCCCTCAATCTGTGCCAAGTCGTTCAGAAACTCACTCTCAACGATGTACTGGCCGGGAATCGGTTCATTGGTCCATCTGTCGATGGGCTGTTTTTCCACGATATCGCCGTACATGGTAATGTCGGCGGTCTGGCCGTCAGTGCTGGCCATTGCGTAACAAGGCCGCTGGATGTTCACCTGCGGTGCGTTATTCGGTTTGGGCATTTTGCTTACCTCCCTGTGTCGTAATGCTGGCGGTGGTTTCGATTGCGCCCTCACTGCCAGCTGCTTTCAGCAGCTCATTTTCACGAGCCAGCTGTTCGGCGTTTTCGGTCCAGTCGCCGCCGCCCATCTCAAGGGTGACCTGTTCGTGGGTCTTAAAGGCGTGGTGCGTCTGGAGAATGGCTGCATTGACTTCCTTGGCGGGGTCAAGACTGCCCTGCACAGGGCCAATCCAGCGGGCACCGCACCATGCAGCACGGAGCAGCGGGTCATCAAAAAAGCCCGGAGCGATTACTCGCCCACGGGCTACGGCCTCGGACAGCCAAATCTCGTATGCCGGCTGGCAGAAACTATCCACCAGCCACGTGCGCCGCATCTTGAAACCCTCCCACGCTTCCAGCAGGGCAGCACGGGAGGCGGAATAGCTGGCGTTGAACTCTTTGAGCAACAGCTCGTAAGGCATCTCGATTGCGCCGCCCATCAGCTTGCACAGCGTTTTGACAAACTGCTCAAATCCGGCGGTCGGAATGTTTGGGTTTCCGAACTTGATGTCTTCGCCCTTGGCCAAATGTTCCACCTGACCGGGGCCCATTTCGTACTCGTTCGTGCTGTGGCTGGCATTGTCCATCTGCGGGTTCTCAACAGGAACGCCGCCCAGATCTCCGCTGCCAGTTTCGTTGAACGGAATTGCGTCCTTGGGCGCATCCGACACAATCCACGCCGTGAAGTACGACTGGACAAGTGCCGCCAGCAGTTCGGATTCGGTGTATCTGCGCAGCTGGAGCAGCGGTTCTATGATAGGCGCAACAAGGGGAACGCCGCGGTACTGGTCCGGCCGTTCCGATTCCATGATGTGCAGCACTTGGGGCAGTCCGGTCTTTTTGCCAACGACCTCCACACGCTGCCATACGGTTTCCTCGCTGTTGAGCCACTCGTGCGGATAGGTATTTCGGATGTGGTACGCCACAACGGCACCGCTGCTGTCCACCTCTACACCGTCGAGAATCTTGTTCCCGTTGTCGGGGTTCTTGCCTACGGTGTATCCCAAAATGTCAATCGCGCTGCCGTATCGGTTCGGTGTAGACACCCGGTCGGCCTCCACCAGATGCAGCCGCAGGGCGTAGGGGTGCAGCTTATCAACGTCCCGGATTTTCACAACGGCGAAAACATCGCCGCTCATAAGCCAGCTTTTCAGGGCCAGCTGCTGCAATCCGTAGAAGTTGTTCATCCCCATAGCATCGCAGTTGCGGCGGTTCTCGGCCCAGAGCCGGAACTCGGCCTCAGCCTTGGTCTGCCATTCCTTGGCCGCCTCCGGGGTAAGACCCAGAACGTCCCGGTCGATGGTGGATTTCAGGGTCAGGCCAGTGCCGACCACCTTTGTGCGGTTCGTGTTGATGGCACTTGTGGCGACAGGTGCGCTCATGTAGAGCATCCGGCTGCGCTGCCGCAGGGTGTCGGCGTTGTCGTGTATATCGCTGGATGGCGAATTGCTGTTCGGGAAAAATGCCCGCAGCGCACGCCGCTTATGGCTTGCACCAGCCTCGCTGTATCCGCTGGCCTGCGGCGCAGCCGTTGCACGGTATTTCAAAATATCGCCTCCATAACTTTCAAACTAAGCGGACTGGCTGGGGAAAGGAGTGAAAAGCAGCCAGCCCGCGGCAAAGACCCGGATGGGCCGTTACCCAAAATTGTTACCAGTCTCGCGGAATGATCCCGAACGCTTTTCGCGCGTTCTGGCCGTTCAGCAACGATTCCAGTTCATCGACTTTCTGCTCGGCCTCTTTGATTTCATCGCTAAGCTTGCCGAGGTCGAGCCGGGTGAGCTCACGGTCATCCAGACGGTAGCTTTTCACGCCGCCAGACAGCAGCTTGTTGTATGCCGTATACAGGTTGTCAAGCCGCTGCGTGTGGAATTCCAGCCGCTTTTTGATGGTCGTGGTATTCATATCTCACACCTCACCAGTCGTCCAATAGGCTCTCCCTCTTTTTTCTGTGGGAGGGCTGTGGTTGTTGAATGTTTACTGCTGCCGGGGCATCGACCGCCTTTCCACGCAGCCTTTTCAGGGCACGGTCGATGGCATCGAGGTCTTTCGGCAGCACCTTGTAGGCTGCCAAAGCGTAGTTCCGGCAGTCAAGTGCCTCGTTTCGCTCGTGGCCGGAGATTTTCTCCCATTGCCACGGATTGCGGTGGTTCTCTTTGTACACCAGATGTTCGGACAACAGGCCGTTGAAATAGCCCAGCCCGTAGTCATCCCGGCGTGGGAAATGGCAATACCGGGCGCCCGGCTCCTGCACTTTCAAATCATCCATGATGATTTGCTTGCCGGAATCAACGCCCAGCTGGTATTGCCAGCACATACCGACGTAGCGGTTCTGTATCGTGATTTTCTGCTGCTTGGGCGGAGCCGTGAACGGCCTGTCCGAGCCGGGAAAGCCTTTGATGCAGAACACCTTTTTGCCGATGCGCTCATGGCAGCGGAGGCGAACATCCTGCGTGAAGTGGCCGCCCTCGTCCACGAACTTTATGGACACGGGCAGTTCCACGCCATCGGCGAATTTCAGGCGACGGTCGAATACCAGTTCATCAAGCTGCTGCCAGACCTCGTCACTGTCCGGGCGGCCCATGATGATGCCTTTTTCGATGCCCCACGTTTCACCGAAGTGGCCGAAGCCCACGATTTCGTACTCCATGCGGTCATCCTGTGTGTCAACGCCAGCAGTCAGAACCAGCACGCCGTCCGGCAGTTCCGCAGGGTATTCCTCCCTGCGGCCCAGCATGGTGTCCTCGTCCTGCACATCGCCGCGGTCTTCCCACAACAGGCCCAGCCGGGTGTTGTACACGACCTGCATCTTCTTCGTATCGCCCAGTGCGTTCAGGTATTTCAGCACGGTTTCTTTCCATGCAGCCCACTGGGAAACAAAGCTGTTCAGCCAGAAAGAACGGATGCCGTTCTCGTAGGCTGCCGGATTCTCTGCTTGCCAGTGCGCAGGCGCACGTTTCATGGTCACTTCGTCCGAAATGCAGCCGCACTCCGGGCAGAGATACCACACATCGTTGACCTTGTAGGTCTTTTCGCCGTGAACCTCGATGGTGTCATACTCGTACCGAATATCTTCCCAGCGCAGTTCGTGGAATCCCTTGCAGTGTGGACACTGCGACACCCAGCGTTCCATCGTGCCTTTGACGTAGGCCTTGGCGATTGCGCTGTGACCTTTGATTGTCGGGGTGGAAACCTCGACCGCCTTTGCGTTGTAGAACGTGGTCTGCCGGGCCATTGCCAGTTCCCACGGGTCGCCCTCAGTGCCGGCACTCGTAGCCCAGCGGTCACGTTCATCGCCCAGCACATAGCGGATGGGTTTCGATGCCAAAGCGTGCGCCTCGGTGGAGCCGCACATGGTCAGGATGCCGCCGGGGTAAGACTTCTGCAGAATGGTGTTGCCGCTGTCTCGGCTCTTGCTCTCTGCTACCTTTGCCCGCAGGGTAGGACAGTCTCGTATCATGGGAGCGATACGCAGCTTGCTGTACTCCTTGGCATCAGTCTGAACCGGGTGGATAAAAAGGATAGATCCGGGGTCAACGTCAATCGTTCTGCCGATGACATTGTTTTCAAATTCGCTCTTGCCGACCTGCGAGGACGCAACGACAACAATGTGATGGACGCGAGGGTCAGAGTATGCGTCCATGATTTCCACCAGATAGGGCGTTCTGCTGTTGCGCCAGCGGCCTTGTTCAGCAGATGCTTCCGGGGACAGGACGCGGTTTTGTGCTGCCCACTCGCTGACGGACATATTGGGCGGGGGCCGGATAGCTGCCACCAGCTTTGACACCAGAGCATTCAGACGGTCAACCGCTGCATTCTCACTCATCGTCGTCACCAGCCAGCTTTTCAGCCCACGCCTTGCGTTCACGGACACGGGCCTCATACTTTGCCGGGTCGTAACGGAACATGGCGATTTCCTCGGCTATCTGATTCACCTCGCCACGCATATACTCTGCCACCTCTGCCGGGTCAGACAGAGCAGCCGCATTGATGGCAACACGGCTGGGCAGCGCCATCAGCGCACCCCGGACGGTGTAGATAAGCTCAGAGGTCATAGCGGCCACATCCTCACTGCGGTGCATCTGCCCGGACAGCTCTTTTGCCTCAGCTTGAGCGATTTTCGCTTTGCTGGCTTTGAGCGTAGCTTCTGCTTTCTGCTTGATGTGGTCCAGCTTTTTGGCCTCTGCCGCTTCCTCTTTGGTCAGCCCGCCACGGGCAGTGCTGGCATTGTAGGCCTGCACTGCGTCACCAAGGACAAATTTTCCTCGACTGACGGTGGTGAGCACCCCATCCTGTGTGAGCTGCTGCACCCTGCGGTTCGTGATGCCCAGCACGGCGGCCAGTTGGGTGGTGGTCACAGTCATGTCAGCAACTCTTTCTTTTGTCGGCATTCAGAAACCACCTCCTTTTTTGTAAAACTCTTTGGAAAATCACAGCGAAGTCATTATACAAACCGTAACGAAATGACTGATTTTTCCCTCACTAACTAGCTTGGTTTCGGGGTCATCGAGCCCGCTCAGTGTGGGGCACCCCCGTCACAGTACCTTTTCGTCACCGAACGAGCCATCGTCGGCCCGCTCCTGTCCGCTGTTGGGCGGATGCAGAAAGGCTTCGACCACAGCAGGGTCATACTTGATGGTACACTCGATGCTGTCCATAGGGACGCTGGGACAGGCGTATACGGTTACGGTGTTCATGGTGTCGTGCTCCTTTCAGCAGGGAATGCTCACGCTTTGAATCTTCCTATAGGCATCCAGACGCAGCTCCTTCTTGTCGCCGTCGTAGGTTGCCTCGTAGTACATACAGTCAGGGACGGTGGTGGACAGCCAAGCCTTGTTGTTCTGAAGGGTGCTGCCGCACCAGAGTACGCACACGTCTTTCACGCCGATCTTCTGGAGATGTGCCAGCTCAGCGTTTGCATTATAGAGGCTGGCGACGGCAGCAATGGCGGATGCCACAAAATCATAGTAGCCCATAGTGATGATTCCTTTCCTCGGGATAAAGCCCCTGCCCGCATGAGCGCTGGCAAGGACGATTTCATACGCTGCGGATGACCTGAGCCTTGGAGTATGTGTCGTGGCCCTTGGTCATCATGTTCAGGAACTCGTCTTTGGTAAAGCCGGACAGGCGGAAGATTTCTTCGGGCTTCATGCCCAGCTGCTTGCCGATTTCCTCCACGGTCTTGCCCTCGTCAATGAGTTTCTTGACAATGGCTTTCATCGGCTCCAACAGGTGGGTGCCACGGGCACGGTTGTGGGTTATGGTGCCGTACACGTCGGCGCTCTCGTCGCCGTGGTGGTCTACGACTACGACCGGCACTTTGCCGCCCAGCAGGGACAGCAGCGGCTCCCGGCCCGATACAGTCCAGCGATGGAAGCCGTCAATGATGGTGCCGTCAGGGCGTACCACGATGGGCAGTGTCCAGCCGTTGGTCAGGATAGACTGGATAAGCAGCTTCAGGTTTTCCTCGCTGACCTTGTTGGGGTTGTAGTCGTTGGCGTGAATAGTGTTGCGGTCTACCCACTGGAGGGATGCCAGCGGGGCGAATACATCAATGCTTTCCATGGTTCTGCTCCTCCTTGATGCGGGCGTTGTGGTCGTTGTAGATGGTGGTCCAGAGAATGCGCAGGATACGCATTTTGGGGTCTCCGTACAACAGGCCCTCGTACATGGTCTTGTAGTGCTTCTGCTCAGCGATGCCGTAGGTCTTGATGAACAGGCCACGCCAGTGCTCGATGTGGGACAGGGTGTCCTTGGCGATGGTGTAGCGCTCCGGGTGCAGGAACAGAAGGTCTTTGCAGAGGGCTTTATAGTCCTTTTTCTCGGATTCTTCTTCCAGCTCCCCACGCTTGCGGGTGGTGCGCCGGAACATTTCAGAATCCCAGTAGAGCAGAACGAGGTAGGCATTGGGTTCTCGCCGCTGGATGCGCTCCCACAGGTCGTTGTCCGTTTCAGCTATCCAACGGAGGCCCTGTGTGCCGCAGTCACCGAAGAATGCGCACAGCCGGAGGGCATTCTTTCGGACACCCGCCTCATAGAGCCTCATGTAGATCTCAGGAAATTCAAGGTTTCGCTCCTTGATGTACAGCCACACATCGGAGTCCTTCCAGTCGTAGATGGGATAGAACTTGCCGCCGCGGGTGATGCGCTCCATTTTGGTGTTGGCAATGCACTTGAAGCGGGTCAGGCTTTCCGCCGTGCGCAGACCGACAAGCTGGATGCCGTCAGAAAACGCCTTGGAGCAGAACGTCTGGTAGTTCATTTCCCCTGCATAGTGGAGGTAGGGACTGTACATGATGGCAAAATCGGGCGGTTTGCGCATCCAGACATCTTCCTTGCCCGGCTCCCACGTTATCCACGATTCGGAGCTGGACAGGTGGTCAATGACGGACACCTGCTTGAACGGCAGGCAAAACCACAAGAATTTTGCGCCGACCGACAGGAAGTTGCGCCGCCAGCGGTATGCTGCATCGACCATCGAGGGGTAAAGCCCCTCCTCGTCGATGAACGTCACCGTCAGCTGCTTGGGGTCCAGCTCACCGGAGAGAATCATTTCATAAACGAGGTTGGCCATGCACAGGCTATCCTTGCCGGAAGAAAAGCTCAGGTAGATTTTGCAGCCGTTGGCGAACACATTTCGGATGCGGATCTTCGCAGCCTGCAACACGTTCAGGTTGCTTTCCACTACTTTCACAGGCATATCAGCTCACCACACTTCGGGCAGCGGATGTACCGGTGCTGCTCTGCGCCGCTGGCCGCCTCAGGAACAGCGGTTTCCGGCTCGGTAGGTGTAGACACCTCCAACACCGGGGAGGGCTGCTGCGGAGGCTCGGAGACGGTGGACACGGGCTGTGGGTCGGGCGGCGCTACCGGATAGGTAGGCGCTGCTGCATAGGGGACGTGTTCCTCATTCTGCTGGCGGTTGATGGACGAAATCTCGCTCTCCGGGAATTCTCCGTAGGAGCCAATCATTTCGTCCGCTTCATCCTCGGTGCTGTTCAGCATTTCCAGCAGATCGGCATCCCAGCCCGGGACATCCACATCACCGTCCAGCTCCTTGACCAGTTCCTCGATGGCATCCACATCAGTGAATCCCAGCTCATAGACCTTGTTGTCGGCCATCATGAGCTTTTTCTTCTGAACATCGGTCAGGCCGACCATGACATAGCAGTCACAGGTTTCCCGGCCCATGCGGAGCAGCGCTTCATACAGACCGTTACCGGCGATGATCTCACCGTCCTCGGCCACGACCAGCGGCTTGACCTGCCCGAACATTTCAATGCTGCGGATGTACTCGGTCAACTGCTTCTCGGAATGCCGGCGGATGTTGTGGGCGGGCTTGTGCAGCTCGGACAGCTTCTTTACCGTGATTTTCATCGTGCATCCTCCTTTCGGTCAGAAACGAGGTGCAGGACCACGGAGGCCAGCAGCACAAAGATGATGATGTACACCCGAAGCTCGCTCATCAGCGTCCAGATGCCCATGACACCCAGCGGGATCACGAGCTGCCACGAGGTAACAGTGAGCACGTCAATGAGAAAGCCGATGTTCTCACCGAACACCAGATACTCCGAATAGAGGTAGGTGGACAGCGAGGACAGCGCAATGATGGTGATCAGGATAGCCTTGAGCGTGTTCAGCAGTGGGCTGAAATTGACCCATGTGAGCAGCGCAGCCAGCACCATGTAGACACCGAACATCACGCCAGCCAGCACAAAGGACTTTTTCATGTTGCCGTGCTGGGTGCCATCTTCATTTTTGTCGTTGTAGGAGAACAGCGAGTAGTAGTACGGATAAGTGAACGGGCCGGGCAGCAGCAGGAAGCCTTTGTAGAGGCCCGTCTGGATACCGGCAGCAGTCAGGCCGGGGTCGATGTTGACGAATGCACCGTGGGTGTATACCAGCGCGGCAATGACAACGACTGCCAGCAGACCGTAAACAACCACCCATGAAAAGCCATCAGACAGGACGTTCCGAATCATGCCCTCTTTCAGAAGCATAAACAGGAACACAAGGCAGGTGCCGTAGACAATCAATGTGCCTCCGGTGGTGCCGATCGGCGTGTCGCCGAAGATCTCATAGATGCCGGACATCTGCGTCCATGTCTGGAACACGGTCAAAAAGCCGATGAAGTAGAACATCACCTTGCTCTGCATGATGCGCCGGACGGTCGGGATGTACTCCGCAAACAGACCGAAGAAGATACAGGCCAGCGAGTTGAAAACCGCCCAGATGATAGCCGCAGCAGCGCCGTTGTTGATGGCCAGCGTGCGGAAGTTCATCAGGGAGCCGACTCCTGCCCATGATGCAACGATGGAACAGGCGTAGAAAATGGTGGGGTTTGCCTTGAATTTTGCCTTGATTTTCTGATACATGGAAAATCTCCTTCTTTGTGACTGGGCACGGCGAAATGCCCAGCTGCAGCACCTCGGCTTTTCGGGGTGCTACGGTGATGCCGCACGCAAAGGAGCAACGTGCGGCCCGGAATCCTCCTTTCAGGCAATAAAATAGCGGCACCCACCGGGAATGGTGAGCACCGCTTGGCTTGATTTGAATTTTGCATCCTAATCATATCACTCGGAGCGTCCGTTGTCATCTGAATCCATCGGTAAGCTTCGGCATCCATCCGAAACCATCCGACAACGTCCGACAGCGAGTGAAACCATCCCCTTGATTCTCAACGATTTCCACTTTGAATTCAACTTTTCAGGGGGTAAAAGTTAAATTCATTTCAATTTTGAGCTGATTTTGTGTGGATTTCTGATTTGAATTTCAGTTTTGGGGCAAAAATAAAAAGCCCCGCAAATGCAGGGCTTATCGGTCAGTTTTTGTTGAGGTAGTTGTATGCCATCCGGCTGACCCCATCTTCGGTATATCCTTTTCCCAGAACTCCGGCAACTTCGGCCCATGAGTAGCAGCGGATAAACCGCAGTCTGAAAACCAGATACATCCGAGCATCCACAATGCTCTTGCAGTAGGCCTCGACTTTGGGCTTTTCCTGTGCTGCCAGTTCTTCCAGCCAGCGGATACGCTCGTCCATGTCAGCCAGCTCTACGGCCAGATCTCCGACTTTATCCCGAACACCCGGCGTGTGGGGCATCCCGGTCAGTTGTGGGGAGGCGGGAGTGATTCTTTGCCTCAGTCTCTCCAAGGCTTCACGGTCTTTTTCGAGGGTCATTTGGATGTCATAGTACTTGGACAATTCCTGTAATGTCACAACCTACCTCCGTCATAATTCAGCTACCGTCTTTCGGCGGCGCCTCTATTATTTTATCACATTTTGCTGTCGGAAGGTAGACCGGAAGTCCACAAATTATGTGGTCTGCACCAATTTTGCACAGGCCGGGCACAGTATATGTCTGGCCCTGGGCATCAGTGCGCTGGATGGACGGTTCAAGGGGTATGTAGTTCTCACAGGACAAGCAACTCATTTTTTCCCGCCCCCATCATCCTCATGATATTTAACGCCGGACAATGCCGGAATCAAAAAGAACCAAAGCGCTCTCAGATCTCCTGTGACGTGGATTGCGGTTGACACCGCCAACCCCACTGAAATCCACTCCGCTGCATAGATAAGCGCAACCCATTTCATTCAGGCACCTCCTGTCTGCCGTTGCCAAAACTCCGGGCAAATACCGCCCGTTGGATAAAGTCCACATCCTCTGCAATAGACCGTACCGATGAATTATCAGAGCGGATTTCAAAGGAGCGGAGAATGAAGTGCTTCAAAGTGTCCAGACTGTAACCTGCGATCGACTTCCCGAAGAATGCGGTAAGGATTTCAATAATGGTTTCCTCATGCCGGGCGAACTCGCATCCATAGACTTTGTGTTCAGGAATAAAAGACACCCAGTAGGTAAACCGAGACTTATCGTGACCGGCTTTCAGGTCAAGGCAGCGGGTTTCGGTTTGCAAGTAGCGGACTGCTCTATCCGTTATCTGTTTTAGCTCCTTTTCTCCAATGGTGCAGCCGTCCGGGAAAAGTTCTTCCATGAATTGGAGAAAAAGCTGTTCGCCATTGGCACAATCGAACACGTCATGCCATGTGGCAGCCCATTCGGACATTGCTTCTCTTTTTTCAAAGAGAATTGTGCAGGCCAGTCTGACAAAGTTGGCCGGAGATTCAACCATGAAATGCAGTCGTTCCGTTGTCATATTCAGCCTCCATACACGCTTTCTTGCAAGCCTCGCATTTCTTGTACGGCTGCTCAAGCCAGCAGTCGAACAGCAAGCATTTGGGCTTTCTGTATTCCGGCGGAGCCTTTCGTCCATGGGTTTGAGTACGAAACGTATGGTACTTGCACACCTCTTTGCCCCAAAAATCTCCGCCGAATTCGCAACTTTCACGACCCGGCGAAACCTCATGCTTAACTGTGATGGTTTTCATTTTTTCACCTCCGGCGGCTCCAGCAGCGGAGCCCACAGCTTCACATGCCCGTAGTGGCCATCCTCTGCACGGTGGCCATCCTCAATGTGCCACGTCCCGTTTTCGACCCAGCCTTTCATGGTGTGGCCGCTCTCGCAGCACACCCATACGATGTCGCTTATCACGGCGCAGTGCTTTTCGCCGGCGCATTCCCAGCTTTCTTCATGGGCGATTGGCGGGTTCTTGGCATCATGCCATGACATCTGGCGCACAAAGTCAACGACCATCTGGCTGGCCTCGTGCAGGGCTTTGGCAGCAGCGTCTTTGCCTTTGAAGCCGTTGTAATATTCAATCTCGGCCAGAGCGTCCAAATCCGTTGCCGGGTCGATGAGGCGGCAGGCTTCCTCAAGGGTCATTCGATGTACCTCCGCTTGTCCTTGTCCCAGTGCAACGTGATGGGATTGCCGCACTTGCAGGGGATGGTGATTTCCAAATCCTCGATGTTGGTCTGGCCTTTGGCGTGCAGCCCGCAGCACCCACACTCAAACTCATAGTTGGCAAGCCCACGTTCAAGCGAGATCGTGGCCCCGCAGCGGCAGCCTATGGACATCTGCGGAACGTGGAGATATGTACCGAACTCCTTGCCGCAGCAGGGGCAGCGCAGCCGCAGCAGCCCCCGTGCGCCGACTTCCGGTGGGCGGTTATTCCTGTTCTTCCTCATGGGAGGCTCCTTTCTGTGTCTGGAAATGAATCACTTCACGGAAAAGCAATTCGTTTTTCTGCTCTGATTCGGCCATGAAGTTGATATACTCCCGGAACAGAGCACGGTCGTGTTGCTGGCGGCTGGTTTCGCCCAGCAGCGCCCCGATGGACACGCCAACGGCCAGCAGCGCAATGTTGATGAAAAACTGGTCAGGCATCGGTATCACCCAGCACTTTCTCGATAAGGTCAAAGACCATTTCTCGGTCTTCGGTGGTCAGGAAGTCAGCCGCCATGATTTCAAACTTGAGGCGGTCAGCGTATTCTTTCAAATCACCCATGGTTTACTCCTCTCCCAGCTGGGCAAGGATCTCGTTGCCCTTGTCCATCAGTTCATCCCGCCGTTTTTTCTGCTCAGCCTCCAGCTTTTCCATTTCCGCCTGATACTTTTTCAGAGTTCCCGGCCGGAAATTCTTGCTCTTGCCCATGCGGATTTTTGCGGCAATTTTCTTGTGCTGCTGAACGGTCTGGCGCAGTTCGGTGTCCGTGGTCAGAATCTGGTAGCGATGGTGGCAGCCGGGGCAGGTGAAATACTGCACCATGTAATCGCCGCTCCATGTACTACGGATGCCGGCTGTCTGGATGCTGAACGGTGTGCCGCAGCGGTCACACTTTACAAGGTCGGTCATTCGCCATACTCCTTTCTGCACAGCTGGAACGCATTGCAGTGGTCATCGCAAGTTTTGCAGCACTTGTCGCATTCAGGGTGAGCAGCTTTGCACTTATCACAGGGTGTGTCCGCTTTGCTGCCGGATCCATACACCGCAAAAAGCTGGTGGGTGCCGTCCTGCAAGGCCTTTTCGTCATCGGCCATTTCATAGCCGAGGGCGGTCAGCAGTTCATAGGTGCTGTCGAGGTCGTCATTTTTGCGGTGAACGAACTTGCTTGCACCTGTCGGCCCATTCCATTCCGTGCTCCAATAGCCCTCATGAATGCCGTCCGTTGCATCAAAGGCAACTGCCAAGAGAATCTTCTCCGGTTCGGTATCGTAAGCGTTGAACATTTTCAGGGCATCTTCCAGTTCCGTGTCTTCCCGAATCTGCTCATCCAGACCGATGCCGAGCAGCCGCAACACGTTTTCGTCATCCTCCATGTGCCGATATTCGGTCAGAATCGGGGTGGAATAAGCCAAGATTTCCGGCAGGTGCTTTCTGCACTCTGCGGGAGTCAAGTCCTTCACGAAGTCCCAGCGCAGCTCGTACATGAGCTTCGTAACAGCGGCAAACTGTTCTCTCGCAAGCTGCTCGGTGGCTCTTGCGGCCTCCCTCGCCGAGTTGCTGGCATCCTCGGCTTCCGTATCGCGAGGTTTGTACAGGTCAATCTGATTTTCACTGACCTTATAGACATAAGCGATCTTGTCGGCATCTTCCGGAATGACGACTTCCTTTTTTGTGCCCCACTTTCCGTACGCATTTACATGCTCATGCGTCTGGTAGGAGGCCTGCGAATCTTCCGTAGCGAATTTTTTCAGCTGCTCAACCCATTCGGCCTTTTGGTGCTGCCATTTTTGCTGCTCCAGCGCATCCTGCATGGCCCGGTTGAAGTTCTGCGTACCAAGGGTTTCCAATACCCGGTTTCGGGCTTCCAAGTCCTCGATTTTGTCCAGCTGGGCGAAATCGGACAGGGTGGCACCGCGCTTTTCGGCTTTCTTGAAGCTATCGCGGTTCAGTTCCAGCAGCTTGATGCGCCGCCGGATAGTGGACTGGGAGAACCCCGACTTGTCGGAGATCTGCTCCACTGTCTGCCCGAAGTCCATCATCATCTGGAAGCCCTGCGCCTGTTCGTAGACGGTGAGATCTGAGCGTTGCATGTTCTCCACCATCATGGTCTGCATCTGCTCCCGCTCATCCATCTCAACGATGGCGCAGGGCAGCTCGTAAAGCCCGGCCTGTTGCGCTGCCGCTGCCCGGCGGTGGCCGATGATGATGGTGTAATCGTCGCCCACCCACATGACCTTGGGAGTCCATGCTGCTGCCGCGGCGGCTGCATCGCCGCCCTCGTCAACGCACTTGCTGATGTACTCCCGGCTGCTGAGGTAGTGGCCGGGAATGACCGTCAAATTCTGGTATACACCGTTTTCCTTGATGCTGGCCGACAGCTCGGACAGGTCGCCCAGCTCCTTGCGGGGGTTGTCCGGGTGCGGATGAAGCTGCCGGATAGGAATATAAGTAATGTCTGCCATAGGGGTTACTCCTTTCTTGATTCAGGTTAAGACCCGCCGTGACGGGTCGGCTTTTTGCCGTTGGCTGCAAACTTGTCAGGTGCCTTGGGTCGAGCGTGTTCTGCGGTGGACCACACTTCATCATCGGTCGGCATCCGGTACACCCCGCCCGCGGGCGACAACCGGCCAAAGAGCATTTGCAACGCAGTTTCGGCACACTCTCGGTTCGTGTATTTTCCGAGGCGAACCATGCGCTGCCCAGCAATGGCCTTGATGGTGTCATCGTCAGCGACGTAAACATACTCGAAGCTCTCCACATTGATGAACGTGTCACCAGCTTTGCTCAGAACGTAGAAGCTCATTGGCTTACTCCTTTTCAGAAAAACGTGAGCTGCCCGGTTTTGGTTTCATTAAGAGGCTCGTTTTCCGGGGCTTTAGGCTCATTTTTGATAGATTTTTGCAAATCTGCGGGCTTAGTATCTGCTTTTTCGATTTTTGCTGGTTCGCCTTTGGGTTCCAGTAAAAGATTCATCTGGGCTATCTGCCGCCGCATATACCACATATCGGTGGAGAGGAACGGCATATACCAAATGCGATTCTGCGGCCCGGCGGGCAGCAGTCCACGGCTGTCATAGGCCGTCGCCGGATCTGTGAGGGTGTCACCGATGACTACATATCCAGCGCAGCCCATAAAGCTGCACTGGATGTAGCACATCAGCCCAACGATGAAGTCAATGTCTTGGGCTATGACAAGGACTTTGTTGTGGTAGCAGATATTCCGTCTTTTGCAGACGTTCAAAAAGGCAAGCAGCGTGGCCCCAGCACCGCAGGCCGGGTCAGATACCGAGATGAAGCCCTCCATGTCCGGGTGCAGCTTCGGGTCAAATGTGATCTCGGCCATGCAGCGGCACACATCGTAGGGGGTGAAGAACTGCCCGGCGTGGTCATTGCCCAGCTCACACATCATGTACAAGGAGCCGAGGAAATCTTGGTCGGGGTTCTGTTCCATGCCCATGACCACCTCGGCCAGCATTTCGGCCATGCCGTCCCGCTCTTTGGCGGAGTATTTGGAAATGATGGTCTGATACATCTTGGTGCGCTCCGTGGCGTTTACCTTGTCCGTGCTGTTTGAGATCTCAATAGCGGTCAGGGTGACGAAATCCTCCCAAATCTCCCAGCGGCTATGTTTTCCGGTCAGGCCATTGAAGATTTTGAGGAAATTCTTCTGGTGGTCGTCCCGGATGCTGCGCGTTACTGCTGCCTTTGCCATGGATTATTCCTCCTCGTTGTCTGCCTTGGCGAGGTAGTAGCGGCCATCGTAGAAGTCAATCACGCCGGCCGTTTCCAGTTCATCCAGCAGGGCGATGGCCTTTTCTGCGGTCACACCCATCTGCTGTTCCAGCAGGGCCTGCGTGATGCCGTCGTTCTGCCGGGCAATCTCGGTGGCCTTTGCCAGCTCGTCCTCTGCGGGCGCTTCGGCCTCGGCATCGTCTGCATCATCGGTATCATCCTCGATTTCTTCCAGCTTTTCGGCATCCGGGGGCAGGTCGGGAGCCTTTTCCTCAGGCTCCTTTGCAGCGGTTTCAGGGATTTCCGGCATCTTCCCGCCGATGGCTTTCAGTCGGCCGCTCTCGATCAGTTCCCGGAAGAAGAACTGGCAGTAGTAGGAGTGCATATTCTTGAAGATGTTCTTGATTTTGCCGAACAGGGCATCCTCAATGGTGAAGGTCTTGCTCATGCGGTAGACCAGCACACCATCCTTCATGGTGAACAGGAGGTAGGCATCCGGGGAGATGTAGCTGTCCTCGCTGGCGGTTTCCAGCATGGACATCTGTTCGCCCACACCCTTGATGGGGCGGATAATCAGCTTGATGGGGTAGCTGTTCTTGATGAACGTGTAGGTCAGGTCGTGCGCCTCGCAGATGTTCTTCAGCTTGGTGCGCTGGGCGGCGAACTTAGAGGCTTCGTTTTCGTAGCTATCCATGGTATGTGCTCCTTTCAAGTAGCAGAAAAATGATAATCGTTCTCTCGGTTTTCAATGGCGGTCAGACCCACAGCGTAGGCTGCCCACACATCGGCTTTGAAGCCGTAAAAGAAATCCGGGTTCTTTTTTGTTCCGCGGCCATTTTTGAGGTCGTGGTCTGCGAATCGGTCAATCAGTGCCCGCCGGATGGCGGCATCATTGGCGCGGCTGTTGTGGCAGATGTGCTGCTTCTCCTCGATGCGGCACAGCAGCCGTACTGGGCAGCAGGCGTTCAGGGCTTGGTAGAAACGGCCGATCCAGAGGACGGTATCGAACACCTCCCGGCCTACCGACATTCCGTAGGAGGCCACCATCTCGATGACCGCCCACCGCCAGCCCTGCTCCGTGGCAGAGGCCAGCTTCCGCAGCAGCTCGGCGTTGTCAACCTTGCCGAATTCCAGCGGGCGCAGGGTGTTGCGGTCGATAACGCAGTAGCCAGACTGGGCATTGCCGGGGTCAATGGCGATAATCGGGCAAGTGCTCACAGGTACGACCTCCCGAACTCCTGCCGGAACTTCTCCTCCGGCCACCCGTAATGCTCCATGGCCTTTCTCTGCGCCCACTTTTTCAAGCGGAGATCTTCGTCATGGTTGCGGTGGATGGCGTTCGGGCCGTTCTGGTGACACCACGGGCAGAGATTCGCCCACAGCCCCAAGCGCTTGCTCTTATCCCGGTAGGGGCCATAAAAGACCTCGTGCCGGGCCGTGTGGTATCGCCCGCAAATCAGGCAGGTGGGCTGCTGGTTGAGGATGCTGGGTGCATAGCCGTTGCTGTCCAGTTTGACTCCATATTCATTCAGTGCCATGCTGCACCTCCTTGTGCTTGCGGTAATACCAGCTCAGCGCCGACTTGCTGGCGTTGATGCCGCACTGGATGCATTTGGTTTTGCCGGGCTGCGCCGGCACTTTTCCACAGGCAACGCACAGGCCACGGGACTTGAGTTGCTCATACCGCTTCTGGGCGGAGGTTTTCTGTTTAGGTGTCCGCATCAGCGTCACCTCCTGCTGTGACAATCCAGACCCGGTGAGAACCCCAGCCAGACCAGCTCAGAGCCTCTGCATGGGTGTTTACCGCCACGTCCAGCTTGTTACCTACCACAGCACTCCCGGTGTCCTGAACGACCCGGAGACCTACACCCTCGATATAGATCACCGTGCCGTAGGGCAGGATGCTGGTGTCAGCTGCCACGGTCACGCCCGGCTGCGCCTTTGCGCCGCTGGATGTAATGCCGTGTCCCTCGCCGCAGATGTGGGCGTATTCCTCGGTGCAGTAGGCAGTGCAGCTGAATGACCCGGCGTATGTAAGTGTCAAATCGATCTGCGCTGCCAGTTCTGCGGTCAAGTTGTCAACCTCAGTCTGAAGCTGGCTGGCGTTTTCCTCTGCATCGATAGCCCGCATCTGCCAGTTCTGGAAGCGGCTGGCGTAGATGTCCCGCTCGATTTCCAGCTCGTCTACTCGCCGGGAGTAGGCCGTGCTTGCGAGGATGCAGCCAACCATTGCGCACGAAACGCCCACGATCAGGCTGTGAAAAGGACTTTTCCGCCTCATGCCGTGCCACCTCCAATCTGCGCCGGAGCTGCCCCACCGGGCAGGGCCGGGGGCTGCAAGCTCTCGATCGGAGCCTCGGACACCGCCCGGACGAAGCCCGGCTTCACGAACTGGAGCAGGTCTGCGCCGTCACGGCCAAAGGTCATGCTCAGCTCTGCCGGAGAGCCAGCCCAGCGCTGCACCGCCACCGGCAGGGCGGCGAAGATCTCAGCATTCCGGGTTTTGAAGTTCTCTCCGGTGAGTTTGCCCTCGCTGGTCACCAGCCCGCCGTGGGTCATGTAGTACAGATTTGCCGTAATCTGCTTGGCAGCGGTCGCAGCCTGTGCCCAGAGGTCGTTTGCCGAGGGAAGCCCGGCGGCCAGCAGCTTCTTGACCTCGGCGCACCAGTCAACAATAAGCTGATTCTGGTAGCGGCACTGCGTAAATGCAGTGTACAGGGCCTTTTCCACGATTTCATCCGGGATAGCACCGAACGCTTGGATATAGATTTTGGTATCTGCCATGCGTTCCTCTTTGCTGCGGATGCGGCCGTAGTGATCATCAATGACCACCAGCAACTCCATCAGTTTTTTGTCTGTCATGTTGAACCTCCCAAAAGTTCACCGAAAATTTCATTGTAGTCCTCGGCAGCGGAGCGTTTGGGCTGCTGACCCGCCGGGGGCTTGCGCCGCTCGTCACGGGACTGCACGTCACCAAGGGTTCTCACACCCTCGTTTTTCCATGCTTTCAGGATGCCGTTGACGTAGGACCACTTGCGAATCCCGGCCAGAGCAGCCTTTTTGATGGCCATCAGAATGAGGTCATCCGTGAAAATCTCCCGCCAGCCCATCAGGGCATCCTTTGCGGCCGGGGGAAAGCTGCCGATGTTGTCCTCGAAAGAGCGGATGATCTCAGCCAGCCCAGCATCGACGGTCGGACTACCGTTATCTCTTACTCTTTCTCTGTTCTCTATATCTTTATCTTTCTCTATCTCTTTCTCTGTAGGGACATTTTCACCACCATCAGTGGACACATTGTGTCCAGTTGTGTGTCCGGTGTCGTGTCCCGCCTGTAACTCCTTATTTGCAGCATTGCTACGAATTTTACGATTTTTTGCTGCCCAGTCGGTTTCGCTGCCAATCATGTTCTGATAATCAGAGATTGACAGAGTTCCGTCCGGGTTTTCAAAAATCAATCCGATTTGTTTATAAACGGTCAGAGCCAGACGGACGGTTGACAAAGGAAACCATTTGCATTCCCTCTGAATCTTTTCGGCATCGTAGGGGATGAGCATTTCTCCGATTTTGGAAACCAAACAACCGTTTGTGTTGATGGTCTTGAGGCACAACATTTGATAGAGAACAACATAGTTGGCACCATCCGGCTGGCTCATAAGGTAGTCGATTTCGTCCGAGGACATGAAACTATCTTTGAGCTTTATCCAGTAGTACCGTTTGCCAGTTGCCATCAGCGAACCTCCTTAGAACGGCAGATCGTCGGCATCGTCCAGAACTGAGAAATCATCGTCACTACCCTGCGAGAAGTTCTGACTGACCTGAACATTACCGGGATGATCGGACGCGCCCTGCCATTGCTGGCGCTGGCTCTGGGTAGCAAAACCCATCTGCTGGGGCTGCGGCTGCTGGTTCCGGTAGGTGGCCGGTGGCGGGTTCGTCCCGCCATCATCCACGGGCCCTTGCTGGTTTTCCTGCTTCGGCCCCGCAAAATAGATGTTGTCCACCACAAACTCAATCGCCGTGCGGTTATTGCCGTTCTTATCCTCAAACTGCCGCGTCTGGCAGCGAGAATGAACCACAGCGGCGCTTCCCTTACGAAAGTACTTGCTGACGAACTCCGCCGTCTTACCCCATGCAGTAAAGGTGAGCCAGTCCGTAGGTCGGCGACCGTTGGCATCCACCATATCCCGGTCAACCGCCATACGGAAACTTGTCACCGTTTTTCCCGTCTGGGTGGTTCGCAGCTCAGGGTCGGCAGCAAGCCGCCCCTGAAAAGCGCAACTATTCAGCATTAAAAATCACCTCTTTCATGAAAAGCTGACTATTTAGCCCACTCTTCCTTGTAATGGGCCAGCTGTTCCGGAGTATCGGTCTGGATACCCAAGTCCTTAGCTTCCTCGATTGCTCCATCCACAAGGTGAGCAAACTCCTTTGAATCCATTTTGTGACTTTCCTTGTAGACAAAATAGCAGGAGTAGTCTTTGCCGTTTTCCTGCCGGGTTTCATAGAGCCGGACATAGGGATAAAAGTCACATGGATCCACGGTCGGAGGGAGCTTCAGACCAACAGGCTTGCCGTCCTTATCGCGGGCAAGCGCTCCATACGAAACCACGAGCCGCCGCTTCACGGCATCCTCGCTCTCACCGGTCTCCGCAGAAATCTTGTTGCACAGAACGTGGAAATACGCATTTGCCGACAGGCTACGCTTTTCCCTGTGCTTTTTGATTTCCACGTCCAGAATCGGCTCCTGATGGAGCTTGTCCCAGATTTCCCGGAAGTCACCGTTGAGTTCCAGCGTGACCTTCTGTTTCCCGCCGAGGGTAAAAGCCATGTCCACCAGCCGCCCGGTCATGTGGCATCCTCCTTGTCCTGATGGCAGTGCATATAGATATAGGCACTGTTCGGCCCCATGTTGGCGTACAGCCAATCATTGATTTTGGCCACACTCATGTGGTCTCGCAGAACACGTTTTTCATAAATGTATTCGCCAGTCAGCTTCTTTTCTGCAATTTTGGCCTGAATGTCCTTGTCGTCATAGTTGGCCTCAACCATGTACAAGTCATAGTTCGGGGCGGAAATGCCGTTTAGGTTATTCATGTCGGTACAGTAAAACAGCTTTCTCCCGTCCAGCCAGACCTTCCACCCGCAGTTGGGAACATTGTGCTTGACCATGTGCGGAATGACGTTGCAGATTCCGTATCCGTACAGGTGTCCCGGATCCAGAACGTCAATCTGCGAGACCGGCACTCCTGCATCCACCAGCGGCTTGCACAGCCAAGCACAGCAGGCAAAGCGGAGCGTCGGCCGGTTGGAGGCCAGCAGCCGCAATGTGGATGGATGAAAGTGGTCACTGTGGATGTGGGTCAGCAGCACCAGCTTCAACGTCCGGTATTCCGCTGCCAGTGCCTTGAACGAAACCCCGCAATCAATGAGGATTTTGTGCTCGATCACCACCGCATTTCCCTGACTTCCGGTGGATATGATGTTGTAGTCGATCATAACGAGCTGAGGTCAACTACCGTTTCTACGGTCGTCGGTTCACCCTGAGAAATATCCCCATGAGGCAGAGCGCCCTGACCATCGCCGACATCCGGTTTCCCGGTGTGCAGCTCCGGCTGTTCGGATGCACTAGGCATAGATTCCGGTTCGGTGATGATTTCGCCGTTGCCGTCCACCATGGACACGGTGTTGTCGCTTTCAAAGGCTTTGGCCATCTCGATGCTCATAACACCCCAGCGAGAAATGAGCTGGCGAAGCAGGGTTTTCTTTGCCATATCATCAAAGTTCTTGTACCAGAAAGAGGAATACTTCCACATTTCGCTTTCCGGGACTTTTCCTGCCTGCAATTCCTCGTACTTCTGGCGGCTGAATGCTTTGGAGTAGGTGTCGGCGTGGTTCATCATCTTCTCTTTGGACCAGTACAGCACCTTGCGGAAACCGTTCAAATACTCGAAGTAGGCCATATAGCCCACCGTAGGCAGTGCATCCCGCTGATCGTCGTCCTCAATAAACTGGAACTTTGCCTTGCCGGTCAGCGAATCTTTGCCAAGGTACTCGCCTTCCTTGATTTCCATCACATCGAGATCAGCATACTGACCGCTACGCAACGCCAGCTGAACGTACCCCTTGTAACCCAGTACAAACGTGGCCGTGGTGCTTTCCGGGCGGATCAGTCGATTGTTGCGGTCATACTTGGCCTTCTGCTTGAACGGAACCAGATAATATTGGCCCAACTGCGGGGACGGGCTGAGGTTCAGGCTTTCGCCCAGCAGGGCACCGGCAAGAATCGTACCGGCATCGCATTCCTGCAAAGCCGGGTTGACAGCCACCGCACTGGTGATGGAGGCTGTAAAACGGCGGGCGCGGGCCGGGTCACGCAGGGTGTTGGAGATCAAGGACTGGTAGCCCTTGGTGGTGATTGCTACGGAGAACTTGGGTTTCTGCTGCGCTGGCAGTTGATTATTAGGCGTTGCCATATTCAATACCTTCCTTTTCAAGATAATGCTTCAAACCAACGAGCTGGGCCTTGGTGCCCTTTGCATAGAAGCGGGTCATGAAGATAGGTTCCGGCTTAGGCTGCGGTACCGGCTCCTGTTCAGGCTGCACGGCGATTTCCGGGTCTGCGGAGATTTCCTGCGCCGGTTCAGGCTGGGCCTTGGCTGCGGCCGCAGCAGCGGTACGAACCTTTTCAGCAGCAGCTTCCCGCTCTGCCTGCCGGGCGCGGCGTTCTTCTTCACGTCTGCGCTGTTCTTCCAGCGCCTTGTGCCGGTCAGCCACGGTCTTGATGGCAGTGGGCAAGTCCAGATTGCTGCGGTACTCCACCATGATCTCAGCGGCGTTATCCATGCCCTCGATGGCGGCCACGTCGGCCACAATGCCGTCCACAAACGCCTTTGCCTGCTTTTTCAAAGAAGTCAGGCTGTCACTCATAGTGACCTTCGGGCGGTAGGTCAGATTATCCAGCCAGTCAATGTTGGCGGCTTCCACCAGCTCGCCGTAGTAATCCATGAGCTTTTCCGTTTTCTGAGCCACAATACCAGAGGTCACATCCGCAATTTTCTGCTTCAACTCGGCATCTGCTTGCTGGAACGGTACCGTCACACACTCCCGGTAGACCTGCTCAAAGGCATTGTAAGGCTCAAGAATTTTGTCCTTGACAGCAATGCGCTTGGCCTCGTACTCCTTGAATTCCTTGGTTAACTGCGCGCGGGCATCCTTGACGCTTTTATAGGTCTGTTCGGTGCAGACCAGTGAAAGAGCTTCGGCAGTGCGCTGCTCAATATCGGCCTTAACGCTGTGAAGCCGCTCGACAATGATGGGCAACTGCTGAAGTTCAATGACCTGCAATGCGGTATCCTGTGCCATGTTGCATTCTCCTTTCATTTTTTGAACATGATGTACTTGCCAGTGGTGCGGTTGACCAGCTCCATGAAGTCCGGGCCATCCCGGACACAGAGGTACAGGCGGAAATCCCAGCCCTGTGCGGAAAGGGCCTCTTTCTGCTTGCGGGTCAGCTTTTTGCCTCTTACTTTCAAAAAATCACCCCCTCCTCGGCCTTGTTGACAGCGATGTTCAGAGTGATGGTCTCCCGGCAGCGGAGGCCGAAGTTGCCGCCCGGGCCGAACATCTTGGTTTTCTCGAACTCCCTTGCGCTGTACACGCTGGAGCAGTTCAGGATATTGGGAATGCGGTCGGGATGCACTGCCCGGAATGCCTGACACGCCATCTGGTAGTTGGGTGCCCAAACCTCCGTCCACCCACCGCAGTACGGCTGGACATCATCGGAACCGTAGGTGAAGTAGAATTTTTCCAGATCCATCATTCGGCCTCGCTTTCGTCCTTGATGCTGATGCCGAGCGCGAAAAGCAAGAGAATCAGGTTGGTTTTATCATCCTCGGTCAGGCTCACAAAATCACGCTCGCCGTCCACAAAGCCCTCGCCGAGAATCACGGCGTTGCCAGCAATGGGCTGACCGTGTTCCGGCGTGCCATAGAGGATGCTGGCAATGTTATTGACGGGGGAGCCTTTCAGCAATCCCTCATCATCTACCACCATGCAGAGGCCTTCCGGCAGATACCTGGGATGAACCACCTCGATGTAGCCGCCGACCTCTTTCTGGAGGTTATCCAGCAGCGGTTCGCCGAAGTCCTTGAGCTGAATCCGATTCTCAGTGTCAAATACCAATCCTTTCATAAAAATCACTCCTTTTCCGGGAAGCACTCGTTGACTTCCCATGCATCTGCGGCCTCTAAGCAGCGGTCGCAGCCAACGATTGTGCCATCATCGGTGCGGTAGATGGTATCGCACCTCTGGTGGCAGAGGGGGCACACAGGAGGCTCAGGGTAGCCAGCTTCTTCGTCAGTCGGATACAGCATCCAGCACCTCCCGGAGCTTGCGCCCCATCCAGCGGCCTACATCATCGAACCTCCCCATGCTGTCAAGCCAGACAAACAGGGCTGCGATAACAGAGGTCACAGCAAACTGCGCCGCCGGGGCACGAGCTGCTGCCTGTTCGGCGGTGATGCCGTACACGATCATCAGAATCCGGGTCATTCCTTACACTCCCTTTCTTTGCGTGCCTTGCGGGCAGCCGTTTGGGCTTCCAGCTTCTCACGGTTCCCGGGCTGGGCGATGAATTTTTTGAATCCCGCCAGCGTCACGCGGCCAAAGCTCTCACCGACTTCCGGGGGAATATCGGCCACGTTGATATGAATTGTGGTGTCCATGTGATCCTCCTGTGTAACCGATTAAACATCGTCGGCAAAAAAAATCTGGTCAATGCTCACGTTCATGGCTGCGGCCAGAGCAACCAGCGTCTTGGTGGTGGTCACTCGCTCAGTACCGGCTTCCAGCGCAACGATAGTGCCCCGGCTAATGCCGCTCTTTTCGGCAAGTTCCTCCTGGCTCATTTTCAAAGACTTGCGAACCTCTTTAATTTTGAAGCCCATTCTTGTCACCTCCTATCTTTTCGGTTCACAACGGATTTTGTTTAATCGGTTGCACACACATAGTACAACATCCCATGGCCTTTGTCAAGTTCATTACACAAATTTTGTTTAAGAAATTACACAAAACTCATTGACAGCGTCTCGACTATAATTGTATAATGGATTGTACAAAACGGAGGGATTGAACATGACCTTGAAAGATTTGATCATTGAATACCGGAATGACCACGGACTGTCTCAACGGCAATTTGCTACTGCTTGCGGGTTGTCTAATGGCTATATTTCGATGCTGGAAAAGGAAATGAACCCCAACACTAAGCTCCCGGTCACGCCAACTCTCCCTAAATTGAAGCAGCTTGCATCCGGAATGGGAATGAGCCTGACTGATTTGCTGGTCAAGGTTGACGATATGCCAGTAGAACTCATTCTTGATGATGCAGACAGCAAAAAACTCGTCCCCGAAATTGAGGACGAGCTGGATGCAGAGATTATGAAAATTATTTCAGGTCTTACTCCGGAGAAGAAGCAGCAGGCATTGAGCTATATTCAGTACCTTGCGCAGTCCTGAGGAGCCGAAGCAACTTGATTTTTTCAGCAACAGTCAGTAAAGCCAGCGATTTTTGAATGGATGTGCATAATTCAGTATCATTCATGGGTTTGCAAGTCCTTTCTTGATAAAATAACCACCGGCAGCAACTGAATTATATCAAATACGCACCCGCTTTTCATGGAATCGTGGAATTATACCGAAAATCGGAAAAATTTGTGCGTTTCCGGCATAATATTGTGAATTACGTTGCGGAGGCCGTTTTATGAATTTGAAAGAAATCGCGCTTCGACTGAGAGAATATAAACGGGTGTATGTAGCTGGAACTCCGGTTATGTTGCGAAGTCGATTAGATTTTCTCGATATTTTCTCAGCATACGGTTTGACTGCGGATATGAGTGTGTCGAAGAAGATTGGTGTTTTGGTTGCGTGCAGCAATCCAATGCAGAAGAAAATCGATCAGGCCAAAGCTCTAAATATTCCGGTCATTTCAGAACAGCAGTGGTTTGAGCTTATGCCAGAGCTGGAAGCACTCGGAATGTGGAACGGAAAGCCAATTCCGTTTGCAGATGATAATGGAATTTACCATATTGATGTGGGCGGTGATGGTTGATGGCCCGAAAAAAGAATATTGCTGCTGGCCTCGATGCCGTCATCTATGCCCGGTACTCGTCGCATAACCAGCGAGAGGTCAGCATCGAGCAGCAGATCGCAGAGTGTACGAAGCACGCAGCTGCGCTTGGACTGCGCATTGTCGGAACATACGAGGACAGGGCAATCAGCGGCAAGACGGATAACCGGCCTCGTTTCCAGCAGATGATGCGGGATGCTGAAAAAGGGAAGTTTCAGGCCGTCGTGGCGTGGAAGTCCAACCGCATCGGGCGCAATATGCTGCAAGCCATGGTCAACGAGGCGAAGCTGGACGATTACGGCGTAAAGGTGTTTTACGCCGAGGAAGATTTTGACGATACAGCCGCCGGGCGTTTCGCATTGAGGAACATGATGAATGTGAATCAATTCTACAGCGAGAACATGGCGGAGGACATCACCCGGGGGCTGTATGATAACGCCAGCAAGTGCATGGCGAACGGTCGGCAGCCCTTGGGCTACAAGCGGGGTGAGGATGGCCGTGTGGTGCTAGATGAAGCGAATGCGGCCGTTGTCCGGGAAATATTCACCCGTGTGGCTGCTGGTGACCTGTTCGTGGACATTGCGCGAGATCTCAATGCCCAGGGCATCAAGACCAGCAAGGGAGCCAACTGGAACAAAGGCAGCTTCCAGAGTATTTGCCAGAACGAGCGGTACCGGGGCATCTACATATACGGGGATGTCCGGGTGGCCGATGGCATTCCACGCATAGTGAGCGATGATTTGTGGTACAGGGTACAGGAGGCCATGAGGATGAAAAAGAATCCAGTCGGAACCCGGCACCGTGTCGGGGCAGAAGATTATCTGCTGACCGGGAAGCTGCGCTGCGGGCATTGTGGCAGCTACATGACGGGCGTATCTGGCACCAGTAGAAACGGCGAGCTGCATTACTACTACACCTGCCAGAAGCGGCGCACCGAGCACGCCTGTGACAAGAAGAACATCCGCCGGGATGTCATTGAACCGGCTGTGGCTCAGGCCATCAAGATGTACTGCTTGACCGATGATGTCATTGCGTGGATAGCAGATCGGACGGTCGAATACTGGGAAAAGCACGACAATGACCTCCAGATCGAGGCGCTGGAGCAGCAGTTGGAGGAAAATAAAAAAGCCACCTCGAATATGCTGAAAGCCATCGAGATGGGGATTATCACAGAGGCCACCCGCACCCGGATGGTCGAGCTTGAGACTGAGCAATCCCGGCTGAGCGTCCAACTGAATGCGGCCAAAGAGGATGTCGTGAAAATCGACCGGGAGCAAATCATCTCCTATCTGGAACTGCTGCAGCAGGGTGACATCCACGACCGGGATTTCCAGATGGAACTGTTCAAGAACTTCCTCGTGGCCGTCTATGTCTACGATGATAACCGCATGAAGCTGGTGTTCTCCTGCATGGGAGACCAGAATTGCGTCGAAATTCCTTTGGAAACCGGAGAAGACCCGCCCGATGGCGGGCTGTCACCGGATGCTAAAATGTTCGTTTTGACTCCTGATAGCTCCACCCAAAAAGCACTGTACTTCGTTGGAAGTGCAGTGCTTTTCTTTTTGCATCTGCGGACGCTGACAATGCAGTCCGTCTGGCCTTATCGACGCTCAAACCCAAGATAG